CGGAGGTTTCGCCGTTATCTGACTTGACGGTGATAGTGATAGACCCGATGGACTTGCCCTCTCCGCTTGTTAGCTCTTGAGCGGCTTCTTTCATGCCCTCTTTGGATGTTTCACCGAGGCGGGATAGCATGGCCTCCATTTGTTCGCGCATCTTCTCTGTGTCGTAACCGCCAGCGGCTTCAGTTTGAGCGATAATAGTGCGCGCCGCACGCTCGAAAGACTCAGCAGCACTCTGACTTTGCTGCCCCGTGCCAGCGATGGTCCGGAATCGATTAATCAACACGTCAAATGCTGCGCTATCTTTCCCGCCAGCGGTTGTTTCGCGGATGGCGTCTGGGCGTCCGGATGAACCGGCTGTTGCAGCCTTCCCGCCGGTCAAACCCTTGCCAAAGTTGGTCAGCGCCTCGGTGTTGCGCTTGGTTTGTTCGGTGCCCTTTTTTGTTTCGTCAGCCAGCTTGTCCTCAGCCGAGCGGCTCTCATTGATCCGTTGGCGCAACTCTTCGATCTGTTGGCTGACAACATCAGTCCAGCCGCCTTGGCCTTGTAGCTTTTGCAGCTCTTGAATGTCGGCATCCAGCATGTTGCGAGTGCCTTCAAGGTTTTTCTCGAAACTCTGTAATCCGGTATCGCTGAAATTTACGCCAAACTTTTGCGCCCATACCGAAGGAGTGAAGAAATTAAGCACTTCCGCTGCGGATTCACCAGCTCCGATAATTGCCTTCTGTATCTTTTTCCAGCCGATCTCGATATTGCCCAAGGCTTTTATAAAGTGACCAAACCCGCGTAAACCAGCGTCAACAAAATTAAGAACCCAATGGCTTACAACTTTTGCTGCTTCAGATGCCCCGCCCATCTGCTTGATCCAGTCGACCACCTTGTCAATCATGAGCTGTAAAGCTGGCGCAACGGTAGCGGTAACATGGTTTCGGATACCGTCAAATATCTGGGCGAGCTTTGACCGGCTGTCGTTAAATGATTCAACAGCAGCGGCTTGTGATCGTGTGAGCGATAGGCCAAGTTCGTCAAACTCTGAGCGCAAGGCCTCAAGGTTTGCGGCCATTGTATTAACAAGCCCCACACCCTCCGTGTCGAATATCTGCATAGCGAGACGCACTTTGTCGCCCTGATTGCCGATATTCCCCATAGCTCGGGCGATAGCTTGGAACTGCTGATCCGGCGACATTGCATTGAGCTTAGATGCACTAAGGCCAAGTTCCTCAAGCGCATTCTTTGCCGCACCCGTCCCTTGAGCTGCTTCAGCAACCCGGCGGGTCATTCGCTGCAAGCCTGTATCAAGGCTCTGCATAGACACGCCGGTCTGATCCGCAGCGAACCTCAGGAATTGCAATTCGTTGACAGCGATGCCTAGCTTATCTGCGTGCTTGGCAAGCTGGTCGATAGCAGTAGCCGAGCGAGTTATCGCAACCGATATGCCTGCGAGCGACAACCCATAAGCAGCCAGTGCGCCCATGGCGGCCTTGACCACACCGCCAAGCGCACCAAACACCGCTCGGACTCGGTCAGTCTGCCGCTTGGCCGCATCTGCAAAACGAGTAACAGACTGGCGAGCATCGGCCATGCCCCTCCTGAATGCATCCGTCTGGGCTTGCAGCCTCACGACAAGATTACCGATGTTCGCCATACTGTTATCCTCCGAAAAGCCGTGCGGCTTTTTCTGCGTCGCTCATTGTGCGCGACTTCTCAATTTGCCGTTCTATCTCTTGGCGTTGCCGCCACTTTTCATCCCGCGTCCGATCCAGTGCTGTTAGCTGTATGATGTCCCACTTTGTCGCCCGCTGCCGGAACTCACTTGGTAGCATCTTGAGCTTTTCAGCGAGGGCCACCGACAGCAGTGCCACCGGATCGGATATCAGTTTTTTGCTTCGGCCTCGATCTCTTCATCCGAGATGCCGTTCAGCTTGTTGCCTTCGGCGGTAATGCGCATCAGTGTCTTGGCTGGCAGGTCTGCCAGCTCGTGGTAATCGTCAAACATGCGATTGCCAGCATCGTCAGCGATCAAATAGGCGGCATACAGCAGTGTGGCATCTTCGCCGCTCATGCCGTCCGACTCTTGAGCGAATTGGTTTGATTCGCGCATGGACAGCAGGCGCAGGCCAACTTCGCCGCCCAGCTCTTCAACGTGAACTGATCCGCCGTTCGCATTGCGTGCCTTCAGAATCTGGTCTTTCGTCAATCGTGCCATGGTTGTTCCTTGTTAGTGTAAAAAGGGGCCGAAGCCCCGAACGTTACGCCTATGTGCGAGTGATCGCGCCGGTGATGCGGACAGACCATGTGCGGGTCAGGTCTGTATCCACGCCGACTTCAATCGGCGACTCTGTCAGTAGGCCATTGAAGGTGTGAACCTCGCCGTTGCTGAAAGTCACCGTCCACTCCCGAGTAGGTGCTTCAGTTGCGGCTTCCTGCAACAGAAGTTCAGCCTGACCGGCATCGGTCGGATCGTAGAACGTGGTGATAGTGAACACGCCGTTGTCTTTGAGGCCGTAGCCCCACTCTTTAGCCGTGCTGGCAAGTGTGGTGCGGTCACGCTCGGTACGTGTACCAGGCGCGAAGGTGCCAATGCTCTGCACCTGACCAATCGTCTTAGCGGCATTAAGCGAATCGGCAACGGTGATGACCGTGCCTTGTGCGTCGATAAACATGTTGAGAGTCCTCTCTGTTAAAGGGTTGACTGACTATAGTCACCGTCAATTATAGCACGTTGATAGCCTCTAGCTATCAGCAAAGGAATCCTAATAAAAAGCCCGCACAATGGCGGGCTATCTTATCGGGTGACTCAGCGCGTATGATGTACCCGATACTCAATCGACACCGGCACCATCAGCCAAGACTCTTCCCGCATCGGCTGACCGACACTGATCGAACGGATGCGCAGACCGGACAGGTCACGATCAGCGGCAAAATGATCTGCAATAGTGTCAGCCTGCACTAGTGCTGCACCTGTGCCTTTATCCAGTGGTGCAAATACGCTCACCTGGTACACGCCCAAATGCTCCTCACTGCCTTGGATGGTCTCCAGTGCGCTGTCAGCCGGTAGCAGATCAACTCTGATCCACGGCGTGCTGGTAGTTGGCGTGAACGGCACGTTAGGCCATGCGGTAGGCGGCAATGTCGACAGCTGGGCAAGGCGGCTGTTCAGGGTGTTCATGATGGTGCTGGCGATTGTCATAGCTGATTGTCCTTGGCTGCTTTGTTCAATGCGCGTTCAAATTCTGACAGCGTGACTCGCGCCATGCCGGAAGGGGCTTGCTTGGAGTAACCGCCAACAGTCTTAGGGCCGTCTCCCCACCCTCCGAACTCGGCAGTCTGCGCGTAAGGGAGGTTGTTGTGGATCGCAATATAACCATGCTTTGAGCTGTTGAACCCATTCACCTTAGACTCTTCTGCGCTGGCATTCGACTGACTGTAGCGCCCGAGCGGGGTGTCGTCGGTGCGGCTCTTCTCGCCACCGTCCACGCTGTTGATTGATATTTGCCAGTTACCTTTCAGCCGTCCGGTATCAACAGGTGTGCGCTTGACTATGCCGGTATAGAGCTGCATGGCGGTACTGGCTATGGCATCGCTCATGCTGATCTCGGTGGTATCGACCCAACGATCAAAAGCCGCCATAAACTCGCTGGTATTGATCTCAGACACGGCCTTGCACCACGTAGACTACATCGGCACCGCTCATACGCACCGGATAAACGTCCATAATCCTATACGTCTTACCATCCATCGTCACCGTATCGCCCACAGTCGGTCGGGTGTCAAGCTTGGATAGCGTCAGCTTAGTATCGCCCTGCTGAATCACCGTGCCGTCAATCTCATAGCTGTTGTACTGGTCTGGCGCAGCGTAGCCGGTCAGCACCGTAGTGGTGCCAGCGCCCACAGTGCCGGTAGTCGGATCGAACGCGCCTTCGGTGGTACTGGTAACGGTGCATGGTTCGCCCAACTTCTGGATCACCTTGCGCATATTGTCAGACATTGTCATCAGTGCAAAATCTCCACATAAAACAGTGGAACATAGGCATCATCGCCGCTTGTCATGGTCAGGTGATAGCAGAGCGTTTCGGCATCAAAGCCGGTCACAACGGCAGATTCGCCCCATTGGGGTACGTACACTTGTGCGCCTATGGTGCCGGTCATGC